TCACAACTGCTCTTTATGAAAGATTTAATAGTCGCAATCTGGGTACTTTCGCAGCCAAGATTTTGAACGGTATGAGATTTATGTTTGGTGGTCATTTAATAAGGTGATTACATCAACAACACCTTATAAACTTGCTGAGATTATTCGGGATACTTGGCCTGGTCTTTACAGACCACCTAAAGTATCCTATAATAATCAAAAGACTTTAAAGAATGAAAAGGTACAATGAAGATTATTTTTCAGTTATAAACAAAAAAACTGGTAAAAAACTTTTAGATTGTGGTGATGAACAAGATGCACTTGCAATGGTTGCTCTTGATCCAGAAAATAGAACTTATACACGCAACAAGTTTTTAATGGGACCTGTTGTAGATATTGAAATTCCAAAACAACTTCCTACCAGTGAAATTGTAATTGATTCTAAATTATATAAAGAACATCAAGAAAATTGGATGATTGAAAAAATTAATCAACTTCCTCAAATTAAATTGCCCGAAGGGCAAGGAATTCCAGTTAACACTAAATAACTTTCAGTTTTATAAGAATTATGAAGTTTACAGTTTATTCAAAAGACGGTTGCCCATATTGTACAAAAGTGCAACAAGTGTTAGAGTTGGCACAACTACAACACGTAGTGTATAAATTAAATACAGATTTCACCCGCGAAGAATTTTATGCTGAATTTGGAGAAGGTTCTACTTTTCCTCAGGTAATTGTAGATGATAAACATCTTGGTGGATGTACTGATACTGTTCAATATTTAAAAGAACAAAATTTAGTTTAATGGAAAATAATTTTCACGAAGTTTATTTTGACGTAGAAAAAGCAATTGATCTTGCTTTTACTGGAAAATTTGTTTTGAGGTTTTATGATTATCTTAAAATTCGTGGAACAAAAAGAGTAGAAGTTGAAGAGTTTATTGAAAGTTCTACTGCGAATGAAATCAACAATCTTGTAATGGATTTGGATGATTATCTCGAAGGTGGAGCAGATGAAATTCACAAACAATTGCGAGAAGGTTATGGGCATATTCCAAAACCACAAGCAAGAAAAATAAGAAACTATCTTTATAGCATACTTGAAGATGCTTGGGAATATAACCGTGAGAAACGAACAAGAAAAAGAAAAAAGAAAACTAAATAAACCAGAACCCCAAATAAACCGGGGAGTTGAATTACTACTTAGAAATAGGAGAAGAAGAGAAGAAAAACCAAAAACTTTTCAAGTGAAGTTTGGTAAAATGATTTCTCTTTTTCGTAGAGAGTTTCATTTTTTTATAGAATTTCACTTTGATGTTAGAAAAAAATAAACTCTCTGGAGAAAACAAATGGAAACAGCATACGTTATAACATTCAGTGTAATGTTTACCTTGCTCTTTTTTATGGTAGGTAGTATAATAGGTTGGTTAACTTATAGACACCTGTTGGAAAATAGACCTCCATATTTACATCCGGAGTTTTTTGATGACAACGGGCAAATAATACCAGATGAGATTGTCTCAGTAAGATTTGAAAACGATTATGACTACACAGACGAAGACGAAGACGAAGACTGAAGATCAAATTGATGTTCTTCCAACAAATCCTTTTATTTTTGAAATTCTCAATTTAGTTTCAAAGCAGAGGACAAATACAAAAAAAGTTGAAGTGCTTAAAAAGTATGAAGATCCTGCTCTAAAAACTATTTTAATTTGGAATTTTGATGAAACTGTAATTTCTCTTCTACCAGAAGGGGATGTTCCATACGCAAGTACAGGAGAGCAAAATTCATTTAGTGGAACTTTAAGTTCCAAGATAGATGATGCTGTTTCAAAAATGACAGAAATGAATTCAAATTCCCTTGGATCTATGGATCAGGGGAGATCTTCAATCCGAAAAGAATATCAAATGTTTTACAATTTTGTAAAAGGAGGAAATGATAGTCTCAGTTCCATAAGAAGAGAAACGATGTTTATTAATATTCTCCAGGGACTTCATCCACTTGAAGCAGAAATTCTTTGCTTAGTGAAGGATAAAAGGTTGCAAACTAAATATAAAATCACCAAAGAAATTGTGAGTGAAGCATATTCTGATATTCAATGGGGTGGACGTTCGTGACAACATCGGTAAAGGAGAAAAAGAAGATGGCAGAATATTCAAAAAAAGAAAAGCAAATTCTGCCGCAAGAATATGGTTGTGAGGTTTTGCTAGAAAAAACAACCTTAGATAAGGCAAAAGATACTTCTTTTCCAAATGATGCATATCTGATTTGGTATATTGAAGATGGTAAAAGGTATATGGATTTAACCAGATGCCCCAAGATGGTTAATCTTTTTGATATGTACTATGACCAATATGGTCCGGGTGCAGTTCAAAAAATTGATTTTGGATATGGAAGAACAAGTCCCAAACTTTGGGGATATCAAAAACCGGATAAAAAGAAAAGAAAATGAGTGCAGGTTTTGGTGGTCAGGGAAAAGAAAATAGAGTTGGTAAAGATGCAAACATCACAATTGACTTAGATAATATTGATGTCATCCTAAAACAATATAAAAAGATTAAAAAATATCAAAAATCTTCTTTATATGCTATCAAAACAATGGATGGTACAGAAGAGATTATAAGTTCATTGATTAGGGAAGCGGAGGAAAATCCACTGTAAATGGGAAAGCATTACTTACTTAACCTGTATGGATGCTCTTTTGTTCTTTTGAACGACGAGCATTATCTTATTGACTTATTAGAAAACTCAGCAATTGCAAGTGGTGCAACTGTAATACAAACCATATCAAAGAAATTTACTCCTCAAGGAGTAACTGTGATTTGTTTATTATCTGAAAGTCATATTAGTATTCATACATGGCCAGAGGAAGGTAAAGCAGCCGCAGATGTTTATACTTGTGGTGACTGTAATCCAAAAATTGGATGCGATATAATCATCCAACAACTTTATGCTACTAATCATACATTAAGTTACATTGAGAGATAGTGTATCAATGTGATACTAAAATGTATCTAAATATACAAACTTGACTATATAAGATGAATAGGGGTATAATAATCCCCTAACGTTCATCCTATGACTAAAGCACTTTTGCTTTTAGCATGGGTTCCACTTCTCTCTGTTTCAACGCCACAAGTTATTGCTACTTCAAATGTATCAGTAAGTTGTGACACGGCGATGGAACTAATGGACATCGTTAAAAACGACGATGTAGTAATTCAAAGAGTAGAAGACCGATTGCTATTGGAACTCCGAAAGGATTTCATTAAAGTGTGCAACTGAATAGGACGCAAGTAGGACGACGCGGAACGCAATTCGTTCATTCGGTATTTGCGAATACCGAACGGAAACGCCGCCCAAAGGAACGGGAATTAAACATCTCATTCTGGAGGAAAGTAAATGGCAAAAGTTACATATCGTGGTGTTGAATATGACACCACAGAACGTCCAAATCAGACGTTTAAGATTGAACCTCACGTGGAAATTTATCGTGGAACTATGTTTTATGTTGATGAAAATGGAAACAAACTCCATATGGAGAAGTCCAAAGGAGGTGTGAAATGAATACTTACTTCGTTCGTTATCTTAAGAAAAAAGCAAAGAAGGAAAAACTCCTTCACCTTGCTCAAATTAATATGGCAAAGCAACCACAAGTTGCCTAATAAGTTAGAGAGGGACTTGATCCCTCTCTTTTTTTATGTTAGAATAATTTCGTGGGAGTTAAATGAGAAATGGACAAAGAAAAACTCAAACTGATTGTGAGAAATCTTGAATCTCTTGTAGAATGTTTAAAGTCTGAAATTTATTCGGACATAGATTCATATAAACACGAATCACAATATGAAGAAATTGCACCTTATATTGAGGATTATGATGAAGTGTTTTATGATGATGAGGATGATGTGTTTGAAACTGTAAGAGTAAATCAAAAATATAAATTAACAAATGACGATGATGGAGATGGACTGTGAAACCTATTAAAGCAAAAGATCTTCTGGAACTAGATAAAAATCTTGAAGTAGTAATGCTTCAGTGTTATCCACTTCCAGAGCAAGTCATTTATCAGGCAGGAAAATGCGACTATTCTGAAACTCCTATTCATAATCAACAAATTCCTAAACCCAGCGAATGTGGAGAGTGGGTTGTTGAACGTCTTTTAAGCAATGAGAAAGGACACTGGGGACCTCTAGAACACCCTTCAATTACTTTTTCTGTGTCTGGGTATGTTCATAACGTTGCAATGCAAGCAAGGACCCATAGAGTGGGTGTTAGCTTTGATGTTCAGTCACAACGATATACTGGAAAACGAGTCATTAAAGTTGCTAGTGGAGAACTAAAACCAGAAGATGTATTTTATGTTCGTCCTCCGGGGTTTTACACTAATCGTTACGGTAAAAAGTATGATTGGACAGAAGATGATTATGCAGATGAAATAAACTGGATTATAGAAGGGTGTAAGCGTTATGCTGCAAAATATGAGAAAGGAATGTGCGAAGAACATATTCGGGATTATCTTGCTCAAGCAATTCGTCAAAACTTTGTAGTTTCTTTTAATCTTCGTTCAGTTTTACACCTTTTAGATTTGAGAGCAAAAATGGATGCTCAACTTGAAATTCAAGCACTTTGTGAGCAAATTGCACCTCAACTTGAGAAGTGGGCTCCACACGTTTGGAAGTATTATGAAGAGAAACGTCTTAGGAAAGCAAAACTTTCTCCTTAAGTTTTAAATAAATATTCTCATATAAAATGGAGGAATAAATTTGGCGACGTATCCAGTAGTTAATACAAAAACTGGAGAACAAAAAGAAGTTGTTCTCAGTGTACATGAGTGGGATCAGTGGAAAAAGGACAATCCGGAATGGACAAGAGATTGGTCAGATCCATCTACTTGCCCGTCAGCTGCTGAAGTGGGTGAAGTTTATGACAAGTTAAAAAAGTCTCATCCGGGATGGAATCAAATTTTACATAAAGCTTCAGAAGTTCCAGGGTCAAAAGTAAAACCAATTTAATTTTATATGGCAAGAAGAAGAAAAGACGATCAACCAATCGGTGTTGGACTTACCGCAAAACAAATGAAGCGTAAGAAACCAATCAGTTCTGAGTTAATGAGGGACATTGAACCTCTCACAGAAAATCAAAAATTACTTTATAAAGCATACGAAGCAAATCAAAATATTGTTGCTTATGGATCTTCTGGAACTGGTAAAACCTTTATTACTCTTTACAATGCTTTAAGAGATGTTTTAGATGAAAGAACTCCATACGAAAAAATTTATATTGTAAGGTCTCTTGTTGCTACTCGTGAGATTGGATTTCTTCCGGGAGACCATGAAGATAAGTCATCACTTTACCAAATTCCATATAAGAATATGGTAAAGTATATGTTTGAGTTACCCACAGATGCTGATTTTGAGATGCTCTATGGAAATCTCAAAACTCAAGGTACAATTAGTTTTTGGAGTACTTCTTTTATTCGTGGAACTACTTTGGACAATGCTATCATTATTGTAGATGAATTTCAAAATCTTAATTTCCATGAGAGCGATTCTATTATTACAAGAGTTGGTGAAAATTCAAAAATCATGTTTTGTGGTGATGCCACTCAAAGCGATTTGATTAAAACTAATGAAAAGAACGGTATTATTGATTTTATGAAAATTCTTCGGATAATGCCTTCATTTGATATTATTGAATTTGGTATTGAAGACGTTTGTAGAAGTGGATTAGTTAAAGAATACTTAATTGCAAAAAATGAATTGGGGATGTGATGGCATTTATTCATCATAATTTTTTAGGTGATATTGAACTAGAAAAGAAAGAAACCAATGGCATCCGCCTCTATCATCTTCCTGGTGGTCAATGGGTGCCTTCTATTACTTCTGTTACCTCCTTTTATAATCGTAAAATTTTTGCAGATTGGAGAAAAAGAGTTGGACTTGAAGAAGCAAATCGCATTACTAAAAAGGCAACAGCAAGAGGAACTGATTTTCACCAAGTCTGTCAGGATTACCTTGAAAATAAAGAACTAAACTGGGATGATTATCAACCCCTGACAAAGTTTATGTTTTTTCACGCAAAACCATATCTTGATAAGATAAATAATATTCATGCGATTGAAAGAACTTTATATTCACAATACTTTGGACTTGCTGGTAGAGTTGATTGTATTGCGGAGTATGATGGAGAACTTGCTGTTATAGACTTTAAGACCTCAGAAAAGATTAAACCAGAAGAGTGGATTGAGAACTATTTTGTTCAAGAGATGTTTTATGGTTCGGCATATTATGAAATGACGGGGAAATCCATTAAAAAGTTAATCACTTTAATGGTTACTCCTGGTGGTGAGGTTAAAGTGTTTGACAAAAGAAACAAGGGGGATTATATTAAATTATTAGTTCGCTATATTAAAGAATTTGTATCTCACAATACTAGGTCAGATGGAGAATGAATTAGAGAAAGTACTAGAAAGTAAATTTTTCTGTCCATCAAGGTTCGCGCAAGAAATTGAAAGTCTTGTAAAAGAGAATCCTGAGATGAATTATATTGATGGTATAATTCATTTCTGTGAGCAAAACAATATTGATTTGGAGTCAGTTCCAAAACTCATTTCAAAACCACTCAAAGAAAAGATTAAATATGAGGCAACAGAACTTAACTTCTTAAAGAAGAGTTCTCGTGCAAAATTGCCTCTTTAATTCATTTTTGGTGGAAAAATTTTCCCGGTAAAAAATCCTTATATTACTTTTTTTGAATGATGCCGTTTGATTCATACAAAACTTATTTGTCTTTAAAGAGCCATTTTACTAAAGACAGTTATGATTACTTCAAATATTGTGGCAAAAGTCGGGCAAGTCTTCAATCTTTCTACAAACGGAAAGATCGTATGTGGTTTGAGAAGATATCGCGCCAAAAAACAGACCAAGAGGTTATAGATTTTTTTGTTGCTAACTTTGTGTCTTGTAATGACCCTGAGACACTATGGATCGGGGAAATGATTAAAGAAGGTGAGAGTAGATATCAAAACTGGCAAAGAAAAATTCAATCTCTTTCTTATGTTTTTAAGGAAGAAAGTCAATCTATGTTTGAACAAAATGATTTCCAGCAAGTTTTCAATTGTTCTAAAGGACATCCACCATTGCTTAAAAAGTTTTTAAGTGGTAAGATTAGTTTGGAAACGTTGGTTATTTACGATAAAATTTTTTCATTCAGTAGAGATTTTGATAAAAAATTAAAGGATCCAGTGTGGGAAACCGTAAGTCGTAGAATTAAAAAATATTCAAATTTTCTAAATATTGATATATTTAAATTCAGAAAAATTCTAAAAGAAATTGTATTGGAGGATTCATGAGCTTCTTTAGTTCAGAAGTTGTTCGTTCTGAGATGACAGAAATAGCAGAGTTGCAAGAAGAAATTTATGTAAACATCTTTAAGTTTCCTAGTATGACTAAAGAAGAAAAACTTGAACACGTTGAATTACTTGAAAGGTTGTTAGATAAGCAAAAAGTTCTCTATACAAGAATGAGTTTATCTGATGATATAGAAGCACAAAAAATGAAAGAACGTATTGTTGAATCTGCAATGATGATGGGTATGCCACCTGGAACTGATATGACGATCATTCTTAATAATATGACTAAAATGCTTGAGGTGATGAAGCAACAGATTGACAAAAACGATTTAGACTGATAGAATTGGGCTGGACGATCCCTTAAGCAAAGTCACAAAGGCCAAATCCAATTAATACGGAGTAATCTAATGTCTTTTTCAGATTTAAAAAAACAATCTAAACTTGGTTCTCTTACTGCTAAACTGGTAAAAGAAGTTGAAAAAATGAATACCACTGGCAGTAATGAAGATGATCGTCTGTGGAAACCAGAAATGGATAAAACTGGAAACGGTTTTGCAGTCATTCGTTTTCTTCCTGCACCTGAAGGAGAAGATGTTCCTTGGGCAAAGATTTATTCACACGGTTTCCAAGGTCCTGGTGGTTGGTATATTGAAAACTCTCTGACTACTCTTGGTCAGAAAGATCCTGTTTCTGAGTATAATCGTAAACTTTGGAATAGTGGTAGCGACAAAGATAAAGAAACTGTTCGCAAGCAAAAACGTAAACTGTCTTATTACAGCAACATTTACGTTGTAAAAGATCCATCAAATCCTCAAAATGAGGGTAAAGTTTTTCTCTTTAAGTATGGGAAAAAAATCTTTGATAAGATTATGGAAGCAATGCAACCAGAGTTTGAGGATGAAACTCCTATCAATCCCTTTGACTTCTGGCAGGGTGCTAATTTCAAACTCAAAATCGTAAAGAAAGATGGGTATTGGAATTATGACAAATCTGAGTTTGGTTCGGTAGAACCTCTACTTGATGATGATGATGCTCTTGAGGCTATTTGGAAGAAAGAGCATTCACTTGCAGCAGTAACAGCACCAGATCAGTTCAAATCTTATGAAGAACTTGATCGCCGTTTGAATACTGTTCTTGGACTTGAAACTTCTCCAACACGCTCTCGTGCTGTGATGGAACAAGAAGATGAGTATGAGAGTTATGTAGATAAACCATCAATTGAAAGTAAAGTTGTAGAAGAACTTGAACAGTCTTATGCTCGTTCTAAGTCTTCTTCACTTCCAAGTATTTCTTCAGATGATGAAGATGAAGATAATACCCTTGACTACTTTCAAAAGTTAGTTGATATTTGATTAATACTTAACTGAGTGAAAGGAGGGTGCTTCGGCATCCTCTTTTTTTATTGTTTAAGAATAAAGTCTTATATTATCTCCTCTTTTTAATGTTTCTGAAACATATTGAGTAGAACCTTTTTCATATCTCATCATATATTCCATATCATTTGAGATTACATTTAAATAAATTGCTTTAAGTAAATAAATGTTTCTCTTACTATTATTAAGATTTTCTTCATAATCATAATTGGTTATTGGTACTGAAATATTTCCCGTTTCAATTTGAGTATCTGTAAAGAAATCATAAAAACTAACACTATATTCAGAGTCAACAGTAAGACCTGCAGGAACAATTACAACACCTTGACCATTTATAACTTCTCTTGTTTCATAATGATGAACTCCGTTATAAATTCTATCATAAGTTTCTTCTTCAGTATCATTTCCCTGAGAATATTTTGATAGTAGATAATTATCAAAGGACTGTTGAGACATTGGCCATTCTGTTTGAATGTTCAAAATGTTATTTGATAACAATACAATCCAATCTAAAGTAGGATCTCCATAAACTTCATCTGCAACATTATCTGGGCGATCATTTCCTTTGATTTGATATTTTTCAAAGAAAGTTGCATCTTGGAAAATATCTTCTCTTAGTTTTCCTTTTTTGAATAGATTTTTAACAGCAATATAATCAGAGATTTTGGCATTTGGAAATCTGCTGACATACTCAAAGTTTGGAATTTGACTGAAATAACTTGCCATTTTTAGTATCCTATCTCGGTATCTTTATCATCATAATCATCATTAAAGATTGGTTCAAGTTCTTGGAATTGAAGTTGCAATTCATATCCAGTCATTGATGGTTCATCTCCCGCATAAGTCATATAACTTCCATCTGGTGTGTAATTGACATTGCATTGAGTTAGAGCACACTCTTTAAATTTATTTAAGTATGGATGTTGTCTATTACCTGTAGTTAAGTATTCTATACCAAAAGTATTAGGTGCTTTTAGAATTAAAATAGAGGAACTTCTTTGAACTGACATTGCTTGTTTGAAGTAGCGAATAATTTTTTTTACTATGATTGCCTCACTGCTACTTCTTGGATACATTCTAAAGGTAAAACTAAAGGTTCTTAACTGAGGACCAGAGAACAGAAGCTCTGAGTTTGGATTTTCAATACCACCATATTGACGAGAAAAAGTATTAGATCCAAGAATTTCTTGGGTTGCTTTAACTGCAACAAAAGATTCCAAAACCTTTGTATTTGCACCTATAGCATTCAGGTCTGTTTGTGCAGAATTTGCAGCTGCTTCTCCTCCACCCAGAAAAAGACTATTGAGGACATCAGCAGCACCTGATTTTAAGACACTTAAATCATCTTTTTGCCAATCAACCTGATTGGAATCTGATATTCCACCTGGAATTGGAAGTATAATTGTTCCAATTCGTTTTTTTCCAATTAATCTCCTTCTTTCTGAATTTGACGCTAGACTTAATGTTCTTGGATTATATTCTAAAATAGAAAATTTTATACAATCTTGTTGATTTAATTGCAGATCTTCTGGGTATCTTATATCTGTTTGTTCGCCATTATATGTTGTTCTTGCAAGTCCATTTTTTCCAAACTCAGCCTTGACATCTTCATAATTTTTTTTCTGTGCAGTAGGTGTTCCTGCATCTGTTGGTGTTCCTGCATCTGGGTCGGGTGGTGGAACTAGTCCCAATCTTTGTGCTGTTACTGGAGCACCATAAGTGTTGAATTGATTTATTCTTCCACTATTTAAAATTCCTGTTGGCGATCCAACCCCAGTACCAGCTGCATAAAACGCTGTTGCTACTTTTTCTGGTGTACTATATGATGCAGATATTTGATTATTTTGATTTCTCATTTCTCCAAATACATCACCAACTGGAGTCCAACCAGTCCAAGTTCCATCTGCTTTTCTTGTTGAAGTTAGATATTTACTTCCCATAGAAGCGGAAAAAGGGCCTGTTGGTCCATAAACAGGATACCATTTACCAATTCCAGTATTTAAATCTGTAACCAATTGACCTATAACTGGAATGCCTCCAATATATAATGTTAATTGATTTTCTTTATTATTTGCCATCAAATCACCTCCCATTTAAGAGAGTGAATAATCTCAATTTTTTGTAGAGTATGAGACATTGATAAGGAGTTTTTATTTATTTAGACGGAATTTTCCATACTGCAATGCAATCAATTCATCAAGTTCATTGTACTTAACGACGTGCAGTTTACCAATCACTTCTTCCCAAGTGTATTGTCTTCCTTGTCTCCAATGAAAATTAAGTCCTTTAAATCCCCACTTTTCTAATTCAGTACAAGCAATCAATGGGTGTTGATCATATTCAATATTTGGTGTTTTTGGTTTGTAAATAAAGGTATAAAATTTTCCAGGTTCTGGGTATAAGACTTCTTCCTTAAAAATATCCATAATGACCATCATTATATCTTCTGGGTCATTTGTTCCCAATTCATCAACTCTTTTTTTAAGTTCTCTTGTTCTTGCAGTTCCAGTATCTACATACTTTCCAAAACCTTTTGCCATTATCGTAGATTGAAAAGTTCTTCTTCTGTTATGATTTTAAATTCAATCATTCTATCTTTGCAAAATTCTTCTGCTGCTTTCCATTTTGCTTGATTGACTGCATAAGTTTTGCACTCATACAGATATGATTTAGTAACTCTTGACCTTTGTTTTGGTGGCATAGTTTGTTTCTTTGGTTTCACTTCAATAACATAAGTTTTAATTTGCCCCGATTGTTCTTTTACTTTGATTAAGTAATCGGGGAAGTATCTATGAACTCTATTGTCGGCAGGAGACACATAAGATATACAAAATTCCTCTGATGCCCAGGATATAATACTTGGATTGTGATCGCACCAATAAGAAAATTTTCTTTCCCAACTGCTTCTACATATTATATTTTGGGGATCTCCTTTGTATTTCTCCGGATAAGATGGTTTGTATATGCTTTTAAGACTTTCTGCCATTATCCCGTCTACATAATATATTGGTAAAAGTATTTATAGATGCCCTCAACAAAGTCAGTATCTCAAATAAAATCAATTCTATTAAATCCAGCATTAACTTCACATTTTGAAGTTGAGATTACACTTCCCAGTAATAAAGATAGGGATTTTGGAAATTTTTTAAGTTTTTTGAGTGATAATGGTCTTGTATATGATCAAGGTAAATTAAATTTACTGTGCTCCGAAGCATCATTACCGGGTTCTTCTCTTACGACACACGAAATTACAAATGATTATCACGGCGTAACAGAAAGACACGCATATCGTAGAGTTTATGATGATCGTATTGATTTGACTTTTTATGTTGATGCTGATAATTATCTACCAATTAGATTTTTTGAGAATTGGTTAAAGTGGATTTCAAATGAAAGTATTGCATCAAAACTTGGGGGACCAGTAGGAACAAAATATCCCCATTACTTTTATAGAATGAGATATCCAAAAGATTATAAAACTGATGGAATGAAAATTACAAAATTTGAAAGAACAGGAACTGAAGGGGCATATAGTGGATCAAAACTAACATATGGTTTTGTTGGAGCATATCCAATTTCTATTTCTTCTATGCCAGTTTCTTATGATGCATCTTCATTATTGAAATGTACAGTATCTATGACGTATCTAAGATACTTTGTTTATCCAACAACGAAAAAAGAAGAAGAAAATAAAGATACTAGAGAAACACCACGAAGTACCGTAACACCAAGAACTGGAGACCCATCTGCACCAGCACCAGCACCAGCACCAGCACCAGCACCAGCAACTACACCTACAGGACAAGGACAAGGACAAGGACCAATATCAATACAAGGTATTCCTTTTAGACCATAACGATAACACCTAAATAATCACACCTGAAGTTTTTATAGGATATTATGCCTTTACCAAAGATTTCCACACCAATTTACGAACTTGAATTGCCTTCCAGTGGACAAGTAATTCAATACAGACCATTCTTAGTTAAAGAAGAAAAAGTATTAGTAATTGCCTTAGAAAGTGAAGATACAAAGCAAATCACAACAGCAATTAAAACAGTTATCAAAAACTGTATTCTCACCAAAAATATCAAGGTAGAAAATCTTCCAACTTTTGATATTGAATATCTCTTTTTAAACATTCGCGGAAAGTCCGTTGGTGAAGAGATAGATGTAAATGTGATATGCCCAGATGATGAAGAGACTAATGTATTGGTTAAAATTAACTTAGATGACATTAAGGTTCAAAAAAGTGATGACCACAGCAGTCAAATTAGAGTTGATGATAATATTATGATGGAATTAAAATATCCATCATTAGAACAATTTATTAAGACAAATTTTGATTTCAATAATAATGTTGCAATGGATCAGTCATTTGATTTGATTGCTTCTTGTATTGATAAAATTTATACTGAAGATGAAGTATGGGTTTCTGCAGACGTAACTAAAAAAGAACTGATTGATTTCTTAGAGCAGATGAACTCTTCGCAATTCAAAGAAATTGAAAAGTTTTTTGAAACGATGCCAAGACTTTCTCATAAAGTAGAAGTTACAAATCCAAAGACTGGAATAAAATCTGAAGTTACTTTAGAAGGGTTAGCAAATTTTTTCGCATAGCACTTGTTTATATGGACCTAGAGAATTATTTTCGTTTAAATTTCGCTTTGATACAGTATCATAAATATTCTTTATGGGAGATAGAGTCATTAATACCTTGGGAAAGAGACATTTATGTAGAACTCTTAAAACAACACTTGGAAGAAGAGAGACTAAAACAGCAAAATGGCAATCAATCCTTCTAAACTACTAAGACTTAAACCAATCAGGGCTACAATTACTGCGTCTAGTTTAAGAGGTTTATCTGCTCCTGTTAAACCCAAAATTACTGCATCACAAATTTCATCTTCTTCTGTTGTAGCAAATAAGCAAGTTTTAGAAATTCAAAATTCTCTTGTAGAAATTGTTAATATCCTAAAGGCACAAAATAAGTTTTTAAAAGATACCTCCGAAAAAACAAGAAAAACTGAGGAAGCAAAAAGAAGAGCAGATGTAGAAGAAAACCTTGAAAAAAGAACAGGTGTATTATCAAAAGCTGCAGAGAAAATATTATCTCCAGTAAAATCACTGCTAGACAAAATCATTGATTTTATTCTTGCAGTTTTTATTGGAAGAGCACTTATCAAACTTATTCGGTGGTTTAGTGATCCTCAAAATAAAACTAAGATTAGAAGTCTTTTTAGATTTTTAGGAGATCATTGGCCAAAGTTACTTGCACTTTACTTGAGATTTGGAACAGGTCTTGGTAGATTTATTGGGGGATTATCATCTTTACTGATTAGAGGTACTTTAAGAATTGCTCAAGCAGCAGCAGGATTAGCAGCAAGAGCAGGATTAAAAGGTGCTGGTAAAGTTGCTGGATTTCTTGGTGGAAGATACGGAAAAGCATTGGCAGTTGGACTAGAGGTTGGTACAACTGTTGCTGGCACAATGGCCTTATCAAAAGGTATTGAAAATTTTGCAGGTCTTAATAATATTGATACCAAGGTGCCTAAATTTGCAGGTGGAGGACTTGCAAGATTTAAGAACCTTTTTGGATTTTTTGGTGGTGGTCCTGGGCACGTATCTGGGCAAAAAGGAGTAGATAAAATCCCAGCAATGTTAAGTGATGGTGAATTTGTGATGTCTCGTGGTGCAGTTCAAAAATATGGTGTGGGTACTTTAGAGGCAATGAATGCCGCTGGTGGTGGAACTAATAGACCAAAAATTGTTAATGGAACTGCTTATGCTGCTGGTGGTGGATTTTTATCTTTTAATCCACTTGAAAAGTTATTGAGAATTGGCAGTTCCACGCCTAGAGAGGGGGAACGATATGGACCACCAGTGCCACCATTTGATAGTAGAGCATATACTTCAGCACTAACATCATCTGCTTCTAAACTGATGAACCAACAGTGGAGTTATGCTTCTCAGGGTGGTGATCCTAGAGTTGGTTGTGCTCCTGCAATTAATGAAGTTTATAGAAAGGCAGGATTATCAATACCTTGGAGTTCTGTTAAAAGGATAAATTATGTTCCGGATATCTATCAATCTTTAAGTAAATCATTTGTAAAAATTACTGAACCCAAAAGAAATCCTGGTGACATTGTAATATGGAAAGATAGTGGATATCCTGCTGGTAGTGGTAAAGATCCATATGGTCATATTGGAATAGTAATGCCGGGAGGAAAAATAGCAAATAATTCATCAACAAAGGGCACATTTACAAATTTAAATACACCTAATGATGCCAGATCTTGGTGGCCTCATACAAAAGAATTGCTATATTTTAGACATCCTAAAGTTCATCAGTCTCTTATTGGAGAAAAACAGACAAAACCTGAAAAAAATCAACCTTCTTCTCAATCAAGACAATCAAGATCATCCCCATCAATACTTCAAAGATTGGCATCAGTTTTTATGCCTCCTGCTCGTGCAGATGGAGCAAGATTTAGTGGTGGACCTGCACCAAATACAACATCAAGGCCATCAACACCAATGGTAATTTCAGCATCAACCGCAAAATCAAGGAATGCATCCAAAACATCGGTGTCTCCTCCAATGAATTTTATGCCAGAAGTTGTTTATGAAGTTGAGCAACCAAGACAAAAGGTAGCAACTGGAGCATCTGGCAACCCAAGAGTTCCTTCATTTAGTGTATCATATGCAGGTGGAAATGCAGAAAAAAATGCTACTATTTACGGAATAGGATAATATGATTAAGATTGATCCATCCAAACTAGTCGGTAGTTCTACTTCAGTATCACCTAAAATTTCTTCTGGTGTATTAATTCCCAAGAAAAATCTTTTGGTCATCAAAAACCAAGTTATAGAAGTTAAGAATTTACTACAAACATCAACTCTATTAAAGCAAGCAGAATTAAATAATCAAAGAAAGAAACTAGAAAGAGAAAAGTTTCAAAAAAGAGAAAATCAACTAGAAGCAAAGAAAGTTCAACCAGGAACAAAAAAAATAAGAGTTCCAGGATTACCAAAACTAGGATTTTTAGATCGCATTAAAAACTTTATCTTTACAGTTTTACTTGGAAGATTTATTGTAAAGATGCTTCCACACGCATCTAAACTTGCCAATGTTGTAAAAGGCATTACAACAGGAATTGAATTTGCAACTGATCTAACAATAGGATTGATTAATGGATTATCAACACTTGTAGATAAAGGTTATAAAGCATATGATGCAACCAGTGGATTTCTTAAAAATATTGGTGGAGACAATACAATAAAACTCTTTGATGGATTTACAAAAGCAATTGATGCAACAATCATTGCTGCGATTGCTCTTGCTTCAATGCCGGATCCATTTAGTAGTGGACCAGACACAGGAAAACCTGGAAAAAGTAAAAGTAAAAGGACAAAGGTAACACAAGGAAAGGGTGGACAGAAAATTAGATTTGGAGTTCCTGGGACGGGACCAAAAGTTACGGGAGGTACACCCAGACTTCCTACCAGAGGAGCAGTTACTAAAGGAGGATTACTTGGGTTAGTAACTCTTATACCAGATATTCTTAATTCTTGGGACTTGTGGCAAAATCAAGGAAGAGGAAAGGATGCATTAAGAACATTTTTTAGTGCTGTTACTGGAGCAATTGCAGGTTTAGGTGCTGTTGCTGCAGTAGAAGCTGGCGCAGCTGCCTTAGGTGTAACTGGAGTTGGTATTCCTGCTGCTATTGCTCTTGCTGTTGCTGGATTCGCCGCTTCTTCTTTAGCGGGAACGGGAGCATATAATTTAACTGATGGAATTCTTAGAAGAATGGGATTGGTTGATAATGATCCGGAAACAGGAAAACCTTATGCATATAGAAGTGGTGGTCCAGTTACAAGAGGTGGAAGATTTGTTTCTGGTCCAATTAGAAGATCTGTTGCCAAAAAACCAAAAAGAGGAGTTGTATCAAAAGTTTCTCAACTCAAACCTGGTGTAAATGTTGGTGGAAAAAATAAAATAGAAAAGGTATTTCCAGAGCCAGATCCAAAAAGCAAAGATAAAGAAAAGCAAGTAAATCCTCTTGGATACATTCAAAGTTCTTATAAAAAAATCACACAGTCAAAAGCATTTGGTGGTTTAATGGCTCTTCCATTAAAGGCACTTGCTGGTCAAGCACCAACACCACTTGATTATAAAACTGCTGCACAAGGATTGAATTCTTGGATCAACTCAATGTTTGATGCTGGTATTGCAAGACAAGGATTTGCTGGAGGTGGAGATGTTAACACCACAAAATTCTTGGGTGGCGATGATATGACTGATGTAATTGCAAAGTCACTGCAAGATAATGTATCAAATCATTTGAATAATGCTATCAATGATTTGATGAAGCAGTTGATGTTAAAAGGAATAGAAGGGCAAAAAAATCAACCAGATCAACCCGGAAATCAAATTGAAGGATTACAAGGAAATGCAAAAGAGTACTATGACTATTTAATTTCAAAGGGATTATCGCCAGATAATGCTTTGGGTTTAGTAATAAATGTTGAAAGAGAAAGTACTTATAATCCTGGAATTGTAAGTGGTGATGGTAGATTTATTGGAATATTTCAGTGGGGTGGTGATAGAGCACAAAAAATGGTTAGAACAATTCCGGATTGGAGAACTAATTGGAGAGGGCAATTAGATTATGCTTTGACTGAAGAAGGAGAACCGGGACCACAATACGTAGGAATGAAGTTTAATTCTCCACTAGATGCAGCAAACTGGTGGATGAGAGAATGGGAAAGAACTGCAGATCCTGCAAGAGATGAGACAAGACATAGAGAAATATATGACCGATTTATATCTCAGGGAATGCGTCGTGGTCAGGGACCTCCAGGCAGAATTCCTATTGGTGCAGGTGATGGAAGATTTATTCAAGGTAATTCTGGAAGATCTGATGGAGTTCATTTTCACATTGGCACAAATAAACCTAATGATGCTAGTCATTCAACTCCAGTTGCATTTAATGTAATTAAGCATTTTCTTGGGAAAAAATCAGTTCACATCTTAAGATCTGATGAAAGAATTCCATTAAACGCAACAGATGAACAAATAAGAGGATATATTGCAAGAGGACAAAGAGCTCATGCAACCAATGGAAGAGGACCAACTGAAATCGATATTCAAATAGGAGGATTAGATGGTAGAAAAAATAATGTTCCATTTCCTTTTGCACTTAATAATATGAATTACTCAGCAACCGATGGATATGGTGTAAGTGCAGATGTAGTTGGATTTCAAAAGGCATTCGTAGGTCACGGTAGATATAAACCAGATGGAACTCTTGCCCTACAGCAAAGAACACTTTTATCTAGTGGTCATCCTGATTATTATTCATTCCACGGTGGTCCAACAGGTAAGGGTGGACTAACAATGACGCACCAAGGCGAATATATCATTGATAAAGACTCCGTTGATGCATTTGGAATGGATTTCTTTGATATTATCAACCAAACTGAAAATATGTCCCAAAGAAAACAATCAGCAAAACAATTAATGGGAATACTGCAACTCTATGCAGGTTATGAAGCAGGAGGAAGAAAAAAAATTAAGGTTAAAGTTCCCGCACCACAAGTTGTGACTGTTCCAGTACCAGTTCCTGTTGGAGGATCATCTGTTATGTCTTCAAGTTCTTCTGGTTCTAAACCACAAGACATTAATTACAGAGGTTAAATATTACAGGAAGGTAAAACGAAATGGTAGACATAACACAAACTAGAACAGGTGTACGTGGAATTAGTGTTGATGAGTGTTCTATTACATCAAAAGATGGTAAAAAGGAAAAACTTAATTTCACTGATATTTACTATTATGAATCCATATTAAATGAGTCAATACGTTCAAGTATATATTGTGTGGATGCAGGTAGATCAATAAGACCAACAAAAGAAGAAAAGGTTAATTTAAATCTAAAAGATGAAAATCAAAATAAAATAAACGTAGAATTTTATTGCAACACCATTAGTCCTTTTGGACAACAAACTACAAGATCTGTTTCAATTTTAGATTTGGCATCTAAAGAAGCACTGGTAAATTATGATGTTGTATTGAATAAAAGATTTGATGGGAAAATATCAGATCATATTATAAACATACTTAATAATTTTTTAAAGACAAATAAAAATAAAGAAATTGAACCAACAATCAATAATTATAATTTTAATGGGAACAATCAACATCCATTCTATACATTAATTTGGTTATCTAAATTTGGAATACCAACTATACCAAATGCAAAAGGAAACTCTGCTGGATTTTTATTTTGGGAAACCTCAAAAGGATATAAGTTTAAGTCAATTGATAATCTACTTTCGGATACAGATCTAGGAACAGCAAATAAAAAAGAAATAAGTAGATATGTGTATACGAGAACATCAGACTCAAATATACCACCAGGATTTAATGGAAAATTATTAGAGTACACTCCAATTGTTGTGTCTGGGACAAGTGAAAATAAAAGACAAATAGGTGCATATTCAACAAGAACAATCTTATTTGATCCGTTTAATTGTTATTATGAAACTGTTTATCCAAATGCAGAAGAAAGTGAGAAGCAAAATTCACTAAGAACAGCAGGTGAGCAACTTCCTAGACAAAATAAAGAATTAGAAAATCCAAATTCAAAAAAGAGATTTTCTAGGACACAATATATGTTGATTGATCGTGGAACATTACCATCAGGTAATACCTCACAGCAAATTGAAAAATCAAAAGAACAAAATTTTGATCCTAAGAATATTTTAAATCAATCTGTGATGAGGTACAATCAGTTGTTTAGTACTAAAATAGAAGTTACGATTGTACCAAATTACAGTTTAAATGCCGGTGACTTAATTCATATTGAAATTGCTGGTGCTCAGGGAGACACTCTATCCGAAAAGATAGATAAAAAAATGAGCGGAAACTATTTAATAGCAGAATTATGTCATTATATTAATATAAAAGAAGGTGGATATACTAAGTTGACTTTAGTTAGAGATTCAATTGGTAAAAGACCACCAAGTATTCATTTATAAACTTGTTAAATAGTAATACTATATCTTTGCTAATATGGAAAGCATAGAAAAGCATATCGAAGTTGATAAAAAAATCCTTGATGATCCTATGATCTCTGCACAGGCAAGAAGACATACACAAGAAGAACTCAAGTCCTTAGAGAAATGGGCTGAACAATACCCAGAGGATCACCACGATCCAACTGCACTGGAACTTTATTGCAATGAAAACCCAGATGCATCTGAATGTAAAATTTATGACGACTGATGACTAACGGAACTTTATATAATCCAGGATTTCTTGGTTCTAATTTTAATTGGTGGATCGGACAAATCGCTGATGATGGAACCTGGCGAGACAATATCAATCCAACAGTCTATAAAAAAAAAGATGAAATACCTGGATGGGGATACAGATATAAGGTAAGAATTATTGGATTACACGACCAAGAAGAAGAAATATTACCATCTGTTCAACTTCCTTGGGCACAGGTAATGTATCCAGTGACTGCTGGTGGTGGGCAAGGTGGAGCACTTCAGACACCAAATATTCGTCAGGGAATGTTTGTGTTTGGTTTCTTTTTAGATGAAAGCAACCGACAAGTTCCTGTAATTATGGGAGTTCTTGGAAATAATGCACAAACAGTATTGTCGCCAAACATTGGTGTTACACAAACAAATGGAGGAACTGGTAGTTTAGCAACAAGTGGTTATGCAAATCGTGCAAGTGGTGTAGGTTCTGGTAAAGGTAAACCTGAAGTTTCTGATACACAAGTAGCAACTGAACAACCACCAACTCAACCATCAACTCAACCATCAACTCAACCATCAACTCAACCATCAACTCAACCATCAACTCAACCACCAACTTTGGAAGCTGCTGGTGGCGCTCAACCTGCAGATGCTGGATCTAAAAAGCAAGACAAAAAACTTAAAGAGGAAAAACCACTGCACGAAATCTGTGAAGAAAAACCACGAAATATGAATGTCATTCAGAAAATTATAAAGTGGTTAAGAGATAGATATGAAGGTTTAAAGCAAGGTTTAAAAGACTTTGCAAATGGTGCTATTACTGGAATAAGTGATAAGTTACAGCAATGGAATAAAGATATTAAGTCTGCATCTGAACGCATTGCAAAGGAGATGAAAGGTCTTTTTGATAGAGTTAAAAAATATATCCAAGATAAAATTGCACGATTTTTAAAACCTTTTGAGAATATTTCTCTTCCAACAATTAGAATTAAACTTTTTGAATTAAAGATAGAAGGGTTCAAAAAGATTTGTTGTATTTTTAATAATATTTACAAACTTCTTTCCGGATTAATTGCAGGATTACTTGCAAAACTCTTCAATAATAAATCACCACAACAAGCAGTTGATGATGAAAAAGCAGCGCAAAATGCTGCAGCAATTGCAGGAATTCCCATACCAACTCCACAAGAAACTTTTATTCCAAATCCTGCTTGTGTGACTGAGGAATTGGTTGCAAATGTTCTCGCGGAAACAATTGGAGAAATTTCTTTTGGAATTAATGAAGCAATTTTACCAATCATTACAGAAATTTCAAATTCAAATAATGCATATGGTGGAACTCCAATCGGTGCTCTTTCTGCCCCGTCAGTAACCAAATCAATTCTTTCTCTTCCATACAATTCATTAAAAGGAGTAAGAAATTTTAACGATTTAAAAACTGCTATCGGTACTCAAGCATTTGTAAATGATTTAGCATCTGCAGCAACAATTCTTGCGGGTCCAACATTGGGTAGTGCTGTTACTGCGGGTGCTGGTATCATAAAGGCAAATGATTTTGGTGATGTCGTAAACTCTCTTGGAACTGCTCTTGGTGTTGATCCAAAATATGTTGGTCCAGCAGCAAAGTTTTTAAGAGATGGTGATATTGTAAGTGGTCTTAATTCTCTTGCATCTATTGCTGGTGTTCCACCTGCTGCATTAAATGTAGCAAATTCTTTATTGAATGGTGGTGATGTTGTTGCTGGATTGAGTGAGGCTGCAAAAGCACTGGGGGTAGATCCTGTTTTAGTTGGAAGACTTTCAAGTGCTCTTGCATCTATTCAACAAGGAAATGTTGCCGCTGCTGCTTTAAGTTTGATTGGAAATGTAAATATTCCAGGGTTGAATATGGATATTGCAAGTGGACTTAAGTTCATTAGTTCAGTAATGACTATTTTTGACTGTGATCCAAAACCAAAATGCTCTGATGCTGATACTTATACTTTGGGTAAAGGTGTAGGAAAAACAGAACCTGCTTCAAAAGAAGGAAATGTTGCTGCAAATGAAGCATTTAAAAGAAATACTGAAAGTATAGAAAAACAAACAGTTGGTAGTGGAGCCACTGGTTCTGCTGCTACTGTAGATAGATTTGCAGTTCCCAGATCAACTAATTTGGGAACAACCACTGGAATAGTTGGAGCATAATATGACAGCAACATTTAACTCCCAAATATCACCAGAAAATATTAAAGTTGCTTATATCAATCCAAAAGAAGGATTGATTGATGACGTATCTGTAGATGATGCAAATACTTATGAAAAAGCAAACCCAGATACAGTTTTTATTTTTGTTGACGGTGATGATAGGATTAATTATCTAACAATTGATCAGGTCAATAAACTTACACCAAACAATTTAGTATCAACAAAAAGTCTTTGTGATACTGAACCAAAACCTTGCGGACCTCCACGTATTGTTATTTTTGGTGGAGAAGGAATTGGAGCAAAAGCAAATCCAATTGTAAGTCCTGGTGGTGCAATTTTAGGAATTGATATTATAGATGGTGGTTATGGATATAAAACACCACCATTAGTCAGTGTTATAGATGATTGTAATAATGGTTCTGGTGCAGTAATTGAAACTGAAATTGATAGGGGAAGAGTTACCAATGGTATTATAAAAGATACTGGAACAGGATATAAACCATCTCAAGGTGGATCATCACAATATCCAGTTTTACTGCAACTTTGTAGAATACTTGTAGATAATCCGGGATTAAATTATAGTTGTGGTAAAGATAAGATAGAAGTTACACCAAGTAATGGAATTAAGTTAGATTATGTTTGTGATCCATTTGGAAAAATAAAGGAAGTTAAAGTTCAAAGTTGTGGAATTGGATATACCTCTATACCACAAATCACAATCAAATCTGACACTGGTATCAATGCATCATTTATTCCAGTCTTTACAACAATACGTGATCCATTAACTTTAGAAGTCCCACCAGAACAAATTGTTCAAGTCAATGATCTTGTTGGATTGACTAAGGAAGGATATGTTGACGGTAAACCATATTATGGATTTGTATATTATGAGAATGGTGTTAAATATGCTGGACCTTATGAAACTCCAGGTCCTGTTATCCGGGTTTATGATACCTTACAAGAAAGTATTAAATAGTAGTGTGATTTCTAATTCTTATGGCAAATATACCTGAAGGTTCTAAACTTAACTACTGGGGATATAAATTTGGTAACGGTGATGGACAGTTATCATTTGGTGAAATTTCTTATGACCGATCAGTAACCACTGATGTAATGCTCAAAGGTTCCAATGGATCTCATTGGATGGAGTTTGGTAAAGATGGCACAAGAAAAGGGTGGACAACATTTTGTGCTCCTGGTGCTTTTCAAATTGAGTGTGCTGATAATTTAACAAAAGAGCAAACGGGGTTTTATTTAAACGCAAATAACGGAGATATTCGCATCAATGCTGAAAATGGAAGAATTATTCTCTCTGCAAATGATATTCAAATTATATCTAAAGGTATTGATGGAACAGAAGGAAATATTCAATTAGATGCTAATGGAGGAAATATTAAACTTAAAGGAAATAATGTTACGATTGATGGTGGTCAATCGCTGAAATTAGTTTCCACTGGATTGCTTGCACTGGAAGGAAAAACAGGAATGCAAATTCTTGCTCCCATTATTCAGGGAGTTAGTTGTGCAACAAAACAAACACCAAATATAGGTTCTGTTAAATAGGAGGAAAAATGGCTTGGGCACAAGATGAAATGCACATCTATGATGGGCAACTGAATGTTTGTAAAGAAGATTTAGTTGCTCCTGCATTGGGAATTGGTGAAAAGAAAATCAAAGGTTCTGCATATGTTGAAGGACCACTTCAAATTGGTGATGCAACATCATTTCCAAATGTATGGGCAACAATGATGGTTGGTCCCGTATCGGGGAATGTAAACGAAAAACCAACAATTCCAGGAACACTTTGCACTGGAATTAATAATCCTTATTCTCTTGCAGTTGTTGGAGATGCTGCAATTTTTGATAACTTAGACACAAACGGTAACATTAACGTGGGTAAAAATTTAGTAGCACAAGGTGAAGTTTCGTCACGTTGTGGTAAACATATTCTCTCTGCTAAGAAGAACTTTGATATTCCTCATCCAACAAAAGATGGATGGAGACTGAGACATACTTGCCCCGAAGGACCATCTAATGATGTTTATCTTCGCGGTAGAATTACAAATAGAAAAGAAATTAGACTACCTGATTATTGGGAAAAACTTGTAGACCCAACCACAATTACAGTCAACTTAACTCCAATTGGAGCACATCAAAATGTGATTGTAAAGAGAATTGGAGATAATATAATCTATCTTCAGTCTAATGGTGGAATTCCAATTGATTGTTATTATCACATCTATGGAACAAGAGCAGATGGAGAGAGATTAATTTCAGAGTATGAAGGAGAAAGTCCTGCAGATTACCCAGGAAATAATGATGAATACTCTATTTCGGGTTATCACTATGATGTTAAAAGGAGTTGAAAATGACCAGACAATTTGAAACAAGAAACGTAGGATCAGCAGATTGTGCTGATAAAGAAACAACGGGTACAAAGTCAACAAGATATGATTATGTTGTAAAATCAATCACTGGAGACACAGATTATCCAACAGATGCGTGTACTCCATTTTTACACGGAAATATGCAGGTTGATAATATTCAAATTAATGGCAACTGTGGAAACTCGGGTGTTACTGTTTTTGCTGGAGCAAGTTGTTCACTTACAGGAACACTTTCTGCAAACACTGGTTCTTTTAGTGTAAAACCATTCAACATTCCTCATCCAACAAAACCAGGAATGAGACTTGTACACGCTTGTTTAGAGGGACCAGAAAACGGAGTTTACATTCGTGGTCGTCTTACAAATAATAACATTATAGAACTACCAGATTATTGGACTGGACTTGTTGACCAAGAAACAATCACAGTTAATCTAACTCAAATAGGTTCATCGCAAGATTTGATTGTGGATAGAATTGAATGGGGAAAAAGAATTGTAGTAAGATCTGCAAATGCATCAGCAATTGATTGTTACTATACAGTCAATGCAACTCGTAAAGATGTAGCACCACTTCCAGTAGAGATGGGACAGGATGAAAAGTGGCCCTATGACCCTTGACAGCAGAACTTCTCTCCAGTAGACTGACTGAGTAACAAGCAAAATAGTCTATGCAAGATGAGTATCTGTCTCGGTGTGTTGTGGATCCACTAAAGCGAACGGTTTATATCTATTCAAATGAGGGAGCAGAAAAGAAAGTATCTTGTGATACGGTAGATGAGTTTATGAATGTCTTGGACTTTATTCGTGCTACTGTGGATGAAGATACTCTCTCGTATGTAAATCCACTTTAAGCTTCATTTTTGGTCTAAAAAAATCTCCGGCAAAAAATTGCTCCTATTACTTTTTCAAAAAGTATGAACCCATACAAAATTAACTACAAATCTCTTAAAGAAGACCCTGTAAAAACAACACCTCAAAATGTTAAAGAAGCAAATGAAGGGTTGTTTTATTCAAAAATGAACCTTCCTGCTGCCGCAAAACATTGTGGAATGAGTATTAAAGAAATGAAATTAACCTTCTTTGAATATCTAAAGTACAATCCAGTAACCTTTTCTAAATAATCAAAAGTAATAGGGTTTATCCTATGAAGTACAGAATTGATGCAAAATACGTTTGGTATAACAGAGGTTCCCAACTCGTTCTTATGTATTTTATAAATTCTGTTCCATTTACTTTTGATGATGTACCAGAAAGTTATATGTTTGATGTAGAAATCCTTGAGTTAGCAGACAACGAAAGAAGATTTGAACCAGAAGATTTGTATCAGGCATCATACTACTTAATGTTAGAAGAATGTCATCCACTTATGTTTGACTTAGAATTAGAAAACCCAGAAATGATGCCTGCGGATTAATTGGAGTTTTATAACAATGCAAATAAATTTGTGGTTCTGTAATGAAATGAGGCAATGGCGTTGGACCTTAGTTAAAACTGATAGACCTGTTCTAAGGCAAGAATCCGGTCAAAGAGAAGATTTACGTCAAGCAATGAGTGACATTGCCAATACTGTAGAATATATGATGAATTCTTCTAAAAATGAGTAAGGACGATAAGTATTTTATAGACAAAGTTTCCAAATCTCAAATCAAAGACCTACTTCTCACTTATCATTATCTAAAAGATAAATCAAAAGATTTCAAATCACATTATAATTATGGTTTATTTGAAAAATCTTTTACTGATGTAATGAATATTGGTGATTGTCTTGCTGCTTGCGTATTCACCAAGATACCTGTACCAGAACTTGCCGTTGGTGCTTTTGGATTACAAAGACACGAACAAGAAGGATTATATGAACTTTCAAGGTTGTGTGTTCATCCAAAAATTCAAAAAGAAGAGTATAATATCACTTCTTGGTTTGTTAGTCGTTGTATAAGAAAATTTAAAAAAGATACTAAAGTAAGAGCAATTCTTTCTTATGCTGATAATGATCATCATCAGGGAGTTATATATCGTGCTACAAACTTTAAGTATTATGGATTGAGTGATAAGAAATCTGATTTTTGGATAAAGCAACCTGATGGTTCTTTTATTAAACACTCAAGGGGTCCAATTAAAGAATTGGAAGGAGAATGGAGAGAAAGAAGTAGAAAACATAGATATCTTATGGTGTTTGATAAGGAACTTCAAAAAAAGTTGACTTGGAAAGAAGAAAAGTGGAGTAAGTAAAACCCTTATTTTTGAGGGTTTTTTTGTGTATGTATGATGATGATAAATAATCTAAAAGGTCTTATAGTATCAAAAGATGGGTATTCAAATAGATGGAACTAATGATATAATTTCTGCAGTTGACGGTAGTTTATCAATTTCTGGTCAATCTATTGATAATGCAAATTTGAATTTATCACAAAATTTAAATGTTTCTGGTGTTGCTACTGCTACTATACTTAATGTAGGAACTGGTGGGACAGTTATTACTACAACTTCTGGTGGTAATATTGGCATAGGAACCACAAATTCAAGTGCTCGTTTATCAGTTGACAGCAAATCTAATAATCTTATGTTTGACTTGAATAGCACTAATACAAATGGGGGTTATATTCGTTTTAGTTCTTCTGGTGTTCCTTATGGTGATGTTGGAACCGCATATCAATGTGTTGTTGGTGGTGGTTCGTCTGATTTTGCGATAAATGCAAGACCTTCAAATTCTTTAATTTTTGGTACAAGTAATACAGAACGGGCCCGCATCGACAGCTCCGGCAGGCTGTTAGTGGGCACGTCCAGTGCAACTGCCAACGGTGGCGTCCTTCAAGTCTCCAACGGCATCACGTTCCCCGCTACGCAATCGGCGTGCAGTGATGCCAACACGCTGGATGATTATGAAGAAGGAACCTGGACGCCAACTTTTTCGTCTGCTAGCGCAACCTTTAGTTACAGTTACCAAAGCGGAAGATACACCAAAATTGGAAACACAGTACACCTGTACGCATACATTCAGGCAAGTGCTTCTGGCACTCTGACCAATGCTATCAGCATTTCTTCTCTGCCCTTTACGCCAAATGCGGGTGTGACTGCTTACAACGCAATCTCTTTAGACAGCAATTCTGGCGCAAACCATATTGCTGGTTATGTGAATCCTGCTGCCTCCATAAGTATTGACTCTGCACCTGGGACTTCTGCTACGCCCAGCTTTTTGGGGATGACCAGTAGTCGATGGGTAATGCTGGGAGGCTCTTATCAGACGTAATCAGTAGCCCGCAACGGCTCAAAACTACGCCTAAACCTGTTTAGTTCGGAGGAACTACCCTAATGGCACAATTTACAGAACGCCACGAGCATCAGCTCGAAATCATCCCGCCTTTCAGCATCATCCAGTGCCGCCGTGCGGACATCATCGAAAAGGATGGCGTTGAAGTTGGCAAGACCTACCACCGCCACGTTCGCTATCCTGGTGAAGACGTAAGCGACGACTGCGCTGAACTGCAAGCAGTGGCTGCTACACTTTGGACGCCTGAAGTGATCGATGCGTACCAAGCGCACCTGACTGAGCAAGCCGCTAACCGTCCTGGTCAGTAGACCTACTCAATGGTCAAGAGGGCTCGGTGATTACTCGCTGAGCCCCACAAGACACCTTCACTACCCACCCTCGCTACCATCCAACCATCACCACCTTCACCTGGCGCATCAACATCTTGTCTCATCCCTTGAATTGAAGTAACTCATCAAC